TCAAAGAAATAATTGAAGATAATGATGGTTCGGCTACAATGATAATAGAATTAACAAAAGAAGAGTTAAGACAGTTGGTGGAGAAAGCTGTAATCACCGTACTGGATGAGGCGATTAAAGAGGATATTCACCTCAAGGATGAGTAATGGTTCGTGTTATTTCATTAATACTTATGATGATTGGATGTGCAGGTGTACAGACAAAAGAGGTATTGCCTGATGAGTTGATTAACTATGAAGGGCATCAATACAACCCCGATGAACTGTATCCTATTGCTTACGATGGTGGATTCTTGATAAATACATATTGTTATATTCATAAAGAATATGAAGTAACAATAATTAAAGGCACAAGATGATGAACATAAACACTAAAAACGTATCTAAGGCTGAAGAGTCTTTACTGTTAGCCAGTAAGGACTTAATTGCTTTTGGTAAGCTTTTTCTTCCTAATGATTTCTTGAGAAGTGAAACACCTCATTTTCATTATGAGATGGCTGATGCTATTGACAATCAAGATATAAAACAACTTGCGATTATATTACCCAGAGGTCATGGTAAAACGGTGCTTACGAAGGCAAGTATCATTAAAGACTTCTGTTTCTTAGATACTGATATGCATTTCTATGCTTGGGTGTCTGCTACTCAGAGATTGTCTGTTGGTAATATGGATTATATTAAACATCACTTTGAGTTTAATGAAAGTATTATTTATTATTTTGGTAAACTTAAAGGAAGAAAATGGACAGAAGAAGATATAGAGTTAACAAACGGGTGCAAGCTAATATCAAAGTCAAACGTCGCAGGAATACGGGGTGGGGCAAAACTACACAAAAGATACGACCTAATAATACTAGATGACTTTGAACATGAGCAGAATACCATTACACAAGACGCAAGGGCGAAGAACGCCAATTTGGTTACAGCTGTTGTTTATCCTGCTCTTGAGCCTCACACCGGTAGATTGCGTGTGAATGGAACTCCAGTACACTACGATTCGTTTATAAATAATCTTCTCACTAGTCATGCTAAAGCAAGGAAGGGTAGTACTGAATTTGCTTGGGAAGTTATTACCTACAAGGCTATTCGTTCTGATGGAACTGCATTATGGGATAGCTGGTTCCCTTTAACAAAACTAGACGAAAAGAAGAAGTTTTACAGAGATTCTGGAACTCCTTCCAAGTTTTATCAAGAATACATGATGGAGGTAATGAGTGCAGAAGATGCAGTATGGACTTACAAACATATTCAATACTATGACGGATTTTATGAGAGAGTTGACTCACAAAACTACATTAGTATTGATGGCGAAAGAGTGCCTGTTAATACTTTTATTGGCTGTGACCCTGCCACTGATATTGATACTAAAGAGTCTGACTTTTCTGTTATCATGGTTGTTGCGGTTGATGTCAATAATAATCTCTATGTATTAGAGTATGAAAGACATAGAAGTATACCAACCTTAGGTGCAAAAGACAAAGAAGGCAAGATTATAGACAAAAAGGGAGTAGTTGACTATATTATGGAACTTCATGAGAAGTATAGTTGTACAAGTTCTACCGTGGAGGATGTAGCAATGAACAGGTCAGTCTTCCAAGCACTCAATGATGAGAGGAGGAGACTAAACAAATTCAATATTTCCGTAATTCCAGAGAAACCTGGGGGGACTCAGAAGAGAAATCGTATTTATAGTGGTCTTTCTGGTCGTTTTTCACTTGGAGCAGTATTTTTAAAAGAGAATCAGTTTGATTTGATTAACGAAATTGTTACATTCGGACCTAGAATGGCTCATGATGATACCATTGAGGCGCTATATTATGCTAATTTGTACACATTTCCAGCTAATTTAGTGCAAAATAAAGAGAAAAAGTGGTATAAAACTAAAAAAAGGGCAAAAAGTTGGATAGTCGCATAAATGATTAGTATTTCTCAGATGAAATCGCTGGTAAAGAGAACTTGTACCGATATGGGGAGCAAATTTGCCTCAGATGATGCTGTCAAGCTAGTACTAGCCACTGGTATCGTAGAAAGTAGGTATGAATATATTCGGCAAATGGGAGATGGACCTGCTAGGTCGTTCTGGCAGGTAGAAGCGGCAACTGCGGTAGATAATTTGATGCACTATCTTAAACATCGACCTAAATTGATGCAAGAGTGTGCTAAGGCTAGTTATGTAGATTTAAAGCATTGGCAAGATTTTGATGAGAATATATGGGAAGAAATATTAGAAAAGAACATAGCAGCAGGCATTATTCATTGCCGACTGAAGTACTGGAGAGTTCCTAAGAAGATGCCTAGTAGTATAGAAGGTCAGGCTGATTACTGGAAAAAATATTACAATACAGAGGGTGGAAAGGGAGACCCAGAGCATTTTATTGAAGCTTGTAAGAAATATTTACGATAATGGCTAAAAAAGGCAGACCAAAGAAAGCAGAAGTTGTCCTCGATATGTGGAGGAAGAGCAACAATTATTCAAGGAGAAAGTGGTATAGTGATAGTCAAACTGCTAATGATTTTTATTTAAACGACCAATTAAGTCAAGAAGAGAGAGATGCGTTAGTTGAATCTGGTATGCCAGACTTTATTATAAATCGTGTAACTCCTTCTATTGATATTATGAAATACTTCATTACTGCTAATAATCCTAAGTGGCAGGCAGTAGCGTCAGAAGGAAGCGATACTGATATAGCTCAACTTCATAGTGCTGTTTCTGAGTATTGTTGGCATCTTTCTGGTGGAAAAGGTTTATTCGGTCAGGTTATACATGATTCATTAGTAAAAGGAGTCGGTTATTTTGCTATTACTGTAGACCCTGATGCTGATAGGGGTATGGGAGAAGTAATGTTTACATCCGTAGACCCTTATGATGTATATGTAGACCCTACTTCAAGAGATATTATGTTTAGAGATGCATCTTATATTATTATTCAGAAGAATATGCCTAAAGACCAACTTATTAAACTTATGCCTAAGTATAAGGCTAAAATTAAAAAGGCTAGTGGTTCTCCTGAGTCTAAACAAATATCGTCAAGAGATAAAGAAGCAAGTCAATCAATTCAACATAGTGACATAAATTGGGCAGATATATATGACCCTGAGACTGGTGAACAAGAAGCGATGATTGATTTCTATGAGTTATATGCTAGAAAAAAAGTACCAATGGTCAATGCTTATATAAAGAATCCTCCTTCTCCTCAACAAATGAAAGATATTCGTGCTGAAGTTCAAAAAGAGACTGAAATCTTACAAGAAGAGTTAAAAGTACAGGTTCAAGAAAAAGAATTAGAATTGAAAACTGCTGTAGAGGCTGGAGAAATGATTCAGGATAGAGCTACTCTAGAGCTTGAAAAATTTCAAATGGAAGCTCAAAAGCAGATTGAAGAACAACAAGCTAGTTTGCAAAGCAAACTAATTGACGCTAAAGGGAGGGTTGAACAACAAGTAATGGAGAAAGTTGTCTTTGACGACTTACTTAAAGAGCCTACTTTTGCACAGCAGGTTGTAGATGTTGTTGAATTTAATCAACAAAGAATTATGTTGACTTGTACTGCTGGAGATGCTTTTCTTTATGAACAAGAATTAGATATAGATAGCTATCCGTTAGTTCCAATATGTTATACACATACTGGGACACCATATCCAATGGGGGCGGTAACTCCCATGATAGGAAAACAACAAGAGATTAACAAAGCTCATCAAGTTATGATTCATAATGCCAATCTTGCTTCTAATCTAAGATGGCTATACACTGAGGGAGCAGTTGACGAAGAGGAATGGGAACAATATTCTTCTGCTCCCGGGGCTATGTTAAAATATAGACAAGGTTTTGATGCCCCTACTCCAGTTCAACCAGTACCAATAAACAATGCGTTTTATACTATTACTCAAGAAGGTAAGAGTGATTTGGAGTATATTTCTGGTATTGCTTCTCAAATGCAGGGAGTTGGAGAACCTCAGCATGATACATATCGAGGTATGTTGGCTCTTGATGAATATGGAACTAGAAGAATTAGACAATGGACTAATAATGTTGTTGAACCTGCCCTTGAGCAGATTGGAAAATTGTTTCAGCACGTAGCTCAACAGACATATAAGGCTAATAAAATTTTTAGAATTGTTCAGCCAGAGGCTGGGGCTAGTGAAGGTGAAGTCGCAGCAGTAGAGCTTAATATTCCTATTTATAATGATTTTGGAGATGTGATAGGAAGATGGAACGATTATGAATCAGCTAGATTTGATGTAAGGATAGTTGCAGGTTCTACACAGCCTATTAATAGATGGGCTTTGCAGGATGAGTATTTCAAGTGGTTTGAAGGAGGGTTGATTGATGACATTGCAATGGTTGAGGTCACTGATATAAGAAATAAAAAGCAACTTTTAAAAAGAAAATCTCTATATACTGAAATGCAAAATCAACTTGCTCAGATGGAGGACCAGATGAAAGAACTTCAAGGAGAGAATGAAACCCTTGAGAGACAGATTGTGCAGGCTGGTATAAAATTGAAGATTAATGAAAGTGATGTAAAGGCTCAAAAACAATATTTAGAGACTGAAGCTGAACAAAAATTGACAAGACAAGTGATGAAAATGGCTGCTCAGGAATCCAAAAAAAAGGCAGTTGACAGTAAAGGAAAATAAAATTAAATTGTTAACACAAAAAAGGAGTGAAAATGAGTAAACAACAGATAATAACTGATAACTCTGGTGGTGTAGACCTTACACAGGAAGACCCAGTTGCTGTTGAATCTCAATCTGATGATTTTTTTAACCAGCTTGATAGACAAGTGATGGGGAGTGCCATCAGTGAAGAGACAACACAGACAACTTCTCAACAAGAGAACCCTGTAGAGTCCGTTAGTAGTAACGAAAATGTTGCTACTTTAGAGAAGAGGTATAGTGATTCATCTAGGGAAGCTAAACGGCTTAACCAGCAGTTAAGAGACCTTGAACCATATTTACCTATTCTCGATGCGATGAAAGAAGACCCTAATTTAATCTCTCATGTGAAAGATTATTTTGAGGGTGGAGGCTCAACGCCTACTGACTTAAAAGGTAGATTAGGAATAGATGAGGACTTTGTGTTTGATAGTGATGACGCAGTGACCAATCCTAGTTCTGATAGTGCGAAACTATTTAATGCCACAGTGGACGGAGTTGTACAGAGAAGATTAGGACAATTTGCAAATGACCAACAAGTTAAGGATAGACAACGTAATGAAGAACGAAGTTTTCGTTCAAAGTACGAGATATCTGATGGAGATTATGATGACCTTGTTGATTTTGCAAAGAATCGTAAACTTACTTTAGATGATGTATATTATCTCAAGAATCGTGAATCAGCAGCTGATAATGTTGCGAGTAATACGAGAACTGAGGTGATGGACCAGATGAAGAATGTACGAAAAACTCCTCAAAGCTTGGCATCTGTGGGTACAGCACCAAGAGAAGAACAGTCACTTGATGACCAAGTATTCGATAAACTTTTAGGTGTAGGTGAAAGAGTCTCTGAACTAGGACTATAACCCTTAACTAAAAGGTAAATAAAATGGCTGATACAAGCTATCCTCAGAGTACCCCTCTGAAACTAGCTACCAGTTCTGCATTATCCGAATCTAGTAAGGCTATAGCTGCGTCAGGTCTATCAACTGGTGACCTCAGGAGACGATATGACTTCTCCGAGAGGTTTGCTGAACTTGCAATTGACCAAACCCCATTTTTCCGGTTTGTGTCAGCAGTGTCAAAATCCCCAGTAGACGACCCTCAGTTTAAGTTCACAGAAAAGAGACAATCTTGGATGAAACGCTACTGTTATGTAGTTGGTTCAATCCATGCTGGCTCTACTGATAACTTTGCTGATGCACACGTGACTGCATATGGTGGTGATACCACCATTGCGCTTCAAGATACTTTGAAGCTCTATATGGCTACTGATTATGCGTCCGCTGGTAACTTACAAAATGTCTACAAGCAAGCAAACGGAGCGATTGCTGTAGGCGCTGATGGAACTGCTCCAGAATTCCTAATGCCTAACCAAATTCTCAGAGTCAATGTTTCTGCGACTGCTCAAGGCTCAACTGTTATTAGCGACTATATCTTACTGAAGGTAACTTCTGTAGGAGCTGAAGTCGATAAGGCTGGTGAAGTCGATGAGAGTATAATGAAATGTAAACTGGTAACCGGTGAGGTTGTTAGGGCTGCGAGTGGTTATCTTACTTCTTATGCAAGTAACAAACCTGTAACACAAGTATACGACAAGGAAATCTCAGGAGCCGAAGGCTCTTCTGGTAATCTTGAAGCTATGCGTGTGCAAGTAGCAGGTACTTCATATGAAGAAGGAAGTTCATTACTTGGGCAATCATGGAAAGACAATCCATACAGTACAGGTTATGGACAAACTCAGATTTTTAGGTCTGAATTTGGCATGACTAATACTGCAAGAGCAACTGCACTTAAATACGAACCCAATGAATGGGCGCGTGTT